GTGGTTATATTACTAGAAACACATCTAATACAAAGCATCCTGAACCATATAAAAATTTATTATCTCGAACTACTACTAATAGATGGATTGTTGCAGAACAAGCTAGAAGAGACTTTTTAAAGAATAGAGGTAATTGGGCATCCTTATTGGACAATAGATAACTTATACATATAATATATTGACACGGAGTTTAAATTCAAATATAAATGGAGATATTATGACGACTCAATCTGAATTGCCATTAGATGAAACAATAGAGAATACTGAAGAAACTACTTATACAGAGTATGGAGCTGAACAAACTCCCCCTACAGAATCTATTGAAACTCCTACAGAACAAGTTACTGAAGCTCCTGTAGAAGAAGCTCCAGTTAGTTTTACTCCTACTCCCGAACCTGTAGATCAACAACAGTTATTGCAAGAAAGACAAGAAATGTTGGCAAGGCAAGAACGAGAGCAAACTATTAGACAGCTTGAACAAGAAGCTCTTGCTATGGATAGACAGCTACGAGATCAGGGGTATAGCGAAAGCGAAGCTCAAACTCAAACTAAATCTCATTTAGAAAATAGAGTTAAACAAATTGAACTTGAACACAATATGAAACAACAAGTTCAAATAGAACAAGGAAAGCGTAATGCATCTATACATTATGCTAAGAAATATAATTTAGGTATTGATTCATTACTAGACCTAGAGAAAGCTCAGACTCCACAAGAAATGGATTCTATAGCTAAGTCTATGTCTAGGTTAGCAAAGCTAGAACAAGAAAACGCAGAACTAAAAGCAAGACTTGCACCACAACAGTCTTTTGATAGTAATGCTCCTACTCCAGCTGCAGCTACAAATGAAGAAAGACTGCTAGATGCTTATTTAGCAGGAGATAGAAGTGAGGCTGCTACAAAGGCAGCCCGTAAGTTGCTAGGTTAAATAAAAGGAGGGCAATATGGCTCAAACAGCAACAACTGGCAATCTTGAGAATGCTCAAAGAACTATTATAGCTACAGCTCGTTATACTGAAGAGCATAACGCCCCAGCTATGGCTTTAATAGAATCTATGAATCTTCCCAAGGGAGCTTCAACTATAACTGTTCCTAAAGTAGGGCAGATGTCAATGGATGACCTTGTTGATGGCGTAGACATCATAGACGAGGAAGAGATTGGCATGACAACAGTAGACCTTACAGCTAGTGAGGTCGGAGCTAAAATTATTCTGACAGATAAACTTGTTAGACAGATGGCTCAAAATGTGTTTGCTATTATAGGGCGACAGCTTGGTGATGGTATGGCACGAAAGAAAGATACAGACGTACACGCTCTGTATTCAGGATTAAACGGAGGAACTACTCTTGGTGCAGCTGGGGCAACTATGAGTCTTGCTAATGTAGCAGGTTCTATTGCTTACACTAAAGCTAATAAGTTTGGTTCTCAAGTTTATATTCTTCAACATCCTAACGCAGTATTTGATATTGCTAATACAGCAGTAACTGCATCAGCTACATATCCTGTACCTGACGGATGGTCTTCAGATTTGCTAGGTAATTTCTTTAGTGGGCTACGACCATTAAATGGAGTTCCTATCTTTGAAGATGGTAACTTGGCTATTGATAGTAGTGATGATGCTATAGGTGTTATTGCTGCTAAAGATGCATTAGTAGTACTTAACTCAGTAGAAACTCGAACAGAAAGACAAAGAGATGTCTCTCTTAGAGCTACTGAAGTTGTAATGACTGCTGACTATGGAGTATTTGAGCTAGACGATAGTCGTGGAGCTCCACTTACTTTTGATGCAGCAGCTCCATCAACAAGTGCATAAGGAATAAATTATGGTTATCTATAGGGATCGAAATTCTACTAGAGAAGAATTAATACAAGCTGGCTATTCTTGGGAATACATGGATAGTTGGCAACCTAAAACTACTCTATACAGACATGCTGATGGCTTGAATGTACAAGGAGAAGTAGTACATCCCTATGGATCAACTGTAACTGGTGTACCGGGGAATCCTGATTATGTACTTAAAAAAGCAAAAATTGGGTTTTTCCCATATCCACCCACTAACGATCCTACTTGCTGTAAGTGGTGTGCTGAAAGAGCTGTTACGATTGACCGAGGCTCTTCCAGTAACGAAAAAAAATCGGTCAGTCGCAGGACAGATGAGCCTGTTAAAGAATAAACCTTATAGGAGGGTTTTATGTCATTTCCAAATACATTACAAGGACATTTTGGACAAGAGAAAGAGACTAGTACTTCTAAGAAAAGAAGAATTGGTACAAGAATGATTCTTCCTGACGGAAGAATTTATTACTATGGTAGTGCAGGTGAAGCTATTACTGCTGGTAAAATTGCTATGCAGAAGGCTACAGCTTCAGACCATATTAAAGACTTAGCAGTAGCTTCCGCAGCTGCAGCTAATGCACAGCAGATTGTATTAACTAATGGTGGCTCTACTGCTATTAGTGGTTCTGCTTTTTATACAGGTACTGCAACTGACGTAGGAGACTACGAAGATGGATACTTGTTTATTAATGATGTGGCTGGTGAAGGTCAAATATGGAATATTAGACGACACTCTGCAGCCGCTACAGGTGCTTCATTAACTATTGATTTACATGAAAATGACTTTGTAGCTACAGCTTTGACTACTAGTTCACAAGCTGGTCTTGCAAAATCTATTTATACTTCTGCTGAAGTATGGGATGTAAACGATATAGATGGAGTTGTAGTAGGAATACCAAACAGAGATATCGCTTCAGGTTCTTATGGTTGGTTTCAAACTGCTGGAGCTTGTGCTGTATTAACTAACGGAACATTTGTTGTAGGTAACCAATTTATGACTGGTTCAACTACAGATGGATCAGGTGATGTAGCTGCTGATAATATGAGTGCTGAGATTTTACTCGGTTCTGTTATTAATGTAGCTGCTTCAACAGAATATTCATTAGTAGACTTAAACATTAGGTCTTAATTAATGCTGGATTTATGGACTCCTCAAGGAGCAAATTTACAATCTTCTATTGTAGGTGGTAATAACGCTGAAACAGGGGAGTCCATAACTATCCATACATTTCACTTTAACGATAAAGAAAGTGGAAGACGATCCGTTGTAAAGATACCTGCTGATTCCAGTATTTCTCAAGCTCAGATAGAAGACATGGCGGCTCAAGCATTTGAGAACTGGTTATTTGAAGTACGAACTAAAGGGAAAATAAATAAACCAACTCCTGAACAAAGAAAAGAAGTTGGCAAAGCTATTAGAGAGTTTAGAGAATATGCTGAAAAGCGTAGAGAAAGTACAAATAACAAAAGGTATTACAAGGGGTTATCATGAATAATATAGAACCAACATTACAAGATATAAATACAGTTTTTTCTAACAATCCAACTGCAGCACAGCAGTTACAGATTGTAGCTTTAACTAGAACAGTTAAAGAATTACAAGAAAGAATTGTAGAATTAGAAAAAGAATTAGAAAATAAAACAACTGCTTCTAAAAACGGCAAAGGAAATGCTAAAGAATTAGAACCAGTTACATAGGAGCTTAATTTGGTTATACAAAAGCGTACTCGTCAACAAATTAGGCAGTCCGTTGGATATAACCTTGGGGCTATGAGAACTGGTACTGCTTATGATGCAGGATCACAAACTACACTAATATCACTAACACTAGTTGGTGGTGACGATAACTACAATGGTAAATGGATTGTAGTTAATGATGCTAGTGATTCTAGTAATATTGAAACTACAATTATTAGCGACTATACAGCATCTGCTTATAGACTAACATTCCAACAACAACTATCTTTTGCTACAGCTGCAGGAGATACATACGAAATATGGGATGCTCATTATCGACCTGATGCTATTAATGAATTTATAAACCAAGCTATTTTAGATGTGACAGGTCAGGTATACGATCCTATGGAAAGTGACGACCTTCATGCTAATGGAAAAACTGGAAGATTTGATGTTCCGAGCAATTTTAGCATGGTTAACAAAATACAATATAGAAGTGAATTTACGTGGACTAGTATACATCAGTGTAATACTGTATTTGATTCTAGTGTTGACTCTGACTTTACGGCATCAGTAGACAGCGAAGATTACAAACAAGGTACAGCTAGTAACAAATTTGTAATAGCTGCAGGTGCTAGTGCAGGAGATATAGCAGGAGATACTTTTACTGCTAAAGATTTAAGTAAATACGATTACATAGAGTTTTGGGTTAAAAGTACAGTAGCTACTTCTGCTGGTAACCTAAAGATACATTTAGATGACGCAGCAATTACTACTAGCACAATAAGTGCAGGAACTATTCTTGAGTCTATAGATGTACCTGCTTTAACAGCAGACACATGGACTTATGTAAGAGTTGCTTTATCTAACCCTGAATCTAACACAGCTATTATGGCTGTAGCTCTTGAATACGATAGTGATTTAGGTGCTTGCACAGTACGATTAGATGACATAAAAGTTGTACAAAATGATTCAATAACATGGACTGATATTCCCAACAAC